AGGTAATGACACAGCGGGGCATTGACCCGGCAGAGGTTATCCAGCACACGGACTTTGAGGGCTTAGACATTATCACAGCGAACATGAATTTGCTTACAGCCAACCTTGAAGTAATGCTGGACCAGTCAAGACCGCAACAGACACGCTTCAAAAAGTTTCTGGACGGCTTACAGAATGAATATGACTACTGCATTATTGACAACGCCCCAGACATTAACATTTCAACCATAAATGCGCTGGTAGCTTCACAAGACGTCATGGTGCCTATAACCATTGATGATTTTGCAATAGATGGGCTGGCAGAACTGAAAGAACAGATTGACAACACCCGTGAGGACTTAAACCCACAGTTGCGCTTCTGCGGCTGCTTTGTCACACAGTACGACAGAACCAATGAAGCAGACACACAGGGAGAAGAGTTCTTGAAGACGCTTGAATATCCGGTGTTTGAAACACATATCAGAAAGACACCAAAAATGAAGCCCAGCACATTTGAAAGATTACCAATCATTTTATATTCCCCACGCTGCGGCGCAAGTGCCGACTATAAAGCGTTAGTGGAAGAATGGTTGAGAATGTGACCAATTCGGACACGTTAGGAGGGAAAAGACAATGGCAGGAGCAGCAAAGAAATTCAACTTGACAGAGTTATTAAACCAGCGGTCAAAGGAAGCTGGGGAGCAGCAGAAAACAGAACAGCAGCAGGCAGCAGCAGGCGCAGAGGTTGTCACGTCCGAAGAGGGCGTGAGCAGCACAGCTGATATTTACGACCTTATACCGTCAAAAGGTAATTTTTACAGCGTAGAAGACGTGCAGGACTTAAAACAGTCTATTGAACTTCTGGGAGTGCTGCAACCGCTTCTGGTGACTGATGAAGAGGAAGACGGCAAGCGCCGTATCATTGCAGGACACAGAAGACGGCTGGCGGTCATGCAGCTTGTGGACGAGGGAAAAGAACGTTTCAGACGGGTTCCAATCTTAATCAAGCCGAAGAAAAACGCCATACTGGACAGATTGGCACTGATTATGGCAAACCGTTTCAGAGAGAAAACAGACTGGGAAAGAATGACAGAAGCGCTGGAAACAGAAAAACTGGTGCTGGAATTAAAAGAAAGCATGAACATTCCGGGCAGGACCCGTGACTTATTAGCGGAAATTATAGAAACGTCCCCGGCACAGGTTGGAAGATATAAGGCAATTTATAACAATATCATTCCAGAACTGATGGCAGAATTTAAGGCAAACAGAATTGTTGTATCTGTCATTTATGAAGCGTCCGGGCTGCCGGAAGATTACCAGAAGCAGGCGGCAGAGGTATTCCGGGAAAATGAAGTGCTGACGTTATCAGACATTAAGCAGTTAAAGAAGAACTGGGAAGCGTCGCAGCAGATACCGGGGCAGATGGACATTAGCCAGATGGAAGAGAAGCAGGAAGCCGCAGGAGCGGGAGAAAGCACCGCAGGCAATGAAACAGACCAGCAGCAGGAAGAAACAGCCACAGAGGGAGCAGGAGAAGCCACAGAGGGCACAGAAGACGCAGCAGGGCAGCAGTCAGAATACATTGACCCGCAACCGGAACAGATAACATCACTTTGTTACAGCTGCACACATTATGAGGATTGCCACGACAAGACAGCAACCGTGACCAGCTGCAACGCCTATGAGAACCGCAGAGAAGCGCAGAAGACGGACGAAGAGAGATACAACGAAGAGCAGGCAGCTATTGACCGGGAAACACAAAAGAAACTGCGTGAAATGCAACAGGAAGAGAAAATGCAGCACTTGCCGTCTGATGAAAGAAAAGAAAAAACAATCAGAGTATCACCGGACAAAATGAAAGCCGTTGCAATCGACCATACAAGACCATACATGATTTTGAAAAATGACGATTACAGAGAGGGCGACACAGTGAAGCTGATTGAGTTTGCAGAGGGAAGAGCAACCGGAAACACGTCTGACATGAAAATTATCTGCATGGACGACGACACGACCAGCAGCGCACTTGAAGAGGGCTATTGTGTAATAGCGTTGCAGGAGGTGTAGACGTGGTACAGATTTTAGAACTATTTGGGGGAATTGGTTCCCCCAGATGTGCTTTGCGAAATTTGAACATTCCAACAAAAGCTATTGACTATGTGGAAATAGACGAAAACGCCGTAAGGTCATACAATGCAATGTTTGCGGAAGGATTAGAGTATAAAACACAATCAGTGGTGGGTTGGAACCTCAAACCAGATATTCTGATACATGGCAGCCCGTGTCAAGATATGAGCATTGCGGGACATCAAGGAAAAGCAACTGCGGAAGCAGGGAGGATAAACAGAGGAAAAGGGGCAGACAAAGGAAGCGGCACCCGGTCAAGTTTGATGTGGGAAACAATACACATTATTCAAAATATGGGCGAATGGAAGCCAAAATATGTTATCTGGGAAAACGTGAAAAATGTATTAAACGGCTACAACAAGAAGAACTTTGAACAATACATAGCAGAAATGGAAAAGCTGGGATATACAAGCAATTATCAAATATTAGACGCAAGGGACTTTGGATTGCCACAGGCACGGGAAAGAGTTTTCACGGTATCGGTGCTGAATGGTGAAAAGTTCGACTTTTCAGACTTAATCAGAACGCCAATGAAAGATATATCAGAATTTCTTCTGAACAACGACGAAGTGCCGCCAGTGTATGACGTGACGCAACCGAGTGTGTACAGTGTGATTGGGGAAAAAGGCATAAGAAGAGCAACAGTAATAAAAGATTTTGCATACACAATCACGACCAGACAGGACAGAACACCAGCACAGGTGATTGACTGCGGAAACGGGCGTTATAGATATTTAACAGAACGGGAGTGCTGGCGCCTGCAAGGATATACAGACAAGGACTATGAAAGGGCAAAAGCAGTCCAGAAGCGTTCTGGAAGATACAGAATGGCACTATACAAGCAGGCTGGAAACAGCATTGCAGTTCCGATATTTGAAAGTATGTTCAGAAAGATAATTTTGCATGAAACAGCATAGGAGGTGCGGAAAATGCCAATAAACATGACAGATTATAGAATGATTATCAACGAAAGAGTATACAACGTATTGCAAATTATGATTGATTTTGCAGGACCGTTAGAAGAGGGGGAACCACCAAAGCCTAAATTTATTGACGCAGTATACATTGACGAAGACGGAACAATAAAAACCATACGTGATGAAGCGTGGTGCTTTCAGTTTGTGAGAAGAAACGGAGGTGCAGCAGATGGAAAGACCAATAATAATGCTTAATACAGACAATATGCTCGTGTTTTGCCGAAACCAGTGCGCAAATACAAAATGCGCAAAGCACATTTCAAAAGCCTATGAGTGCGGCGGTTCATGTTCAATGCGGCTATTGAGAGGGGAACCGGAGTGCGCAGGCTACATATCACGGAGGAAGCGCAAATGAAAGAAAATGTTTGCGTAGACTGCAAATATTATGAAAGCTGCGGAAAGCCGGAAAGATACATAAAGTGCATGGGGTACAAAGAGAAAGAGCGGAAGCAGGCAGCAGGAGAACACGCAGTTGACGTGCAAGACGGATAGCAGCCGGGCAAAACTGGCAAAACAAAGAATGGAGGAAAAGCAAATGGCGCAGGCAATGGAAAAAGACAGGGTTATTGAATTGCTGGAATACTATAAAGACATAGACGGGGAGGTGAATATATACAGAAAGATTATAAGTGACTTAACGGACCAATACTACAACCCCATTGGCGCTATACAGTGCGACGGTCTACCAAAAGGAAAAAATAATATATCACGACAAACAGAAAATATGGCGCTTAATATTCCAGATTATGTCAGCGGCGAAATCAGAGAGTATGAAGCAAAGGCGCAGCAGTTACAAGCGCTAAAAGCACAGATTTTGCAAGAAGTTTCAAGACTGAAACTGAAAGAAAAGCGCATTATTTTTGATTTTTACATGCACAACCTCAAATGGGAACAAGTAGCGGTACGAAATTCATACAGTGAAAGACAGTGCAAAAATATCAGAGATACAGCAGTTGAAACACTTTCACAGAGGTTTGAAAAGAACCAGATTATTTCACAATTTCAGAGGATTGCATAAGCAATCATTGCCCGCCATTGCCTGCGTTTTACTGGTATAATTTAAGCCAGTGAAGCAGGCTTTAAGCCGTTATAAATTGCACGTTGGCAATAGTGGGCTTTGGGATTTTTTGAATTTACAAAGCCCATAATTTTTTATACTTCCGTAAACCGGAAGAGTTGGAAAGAATGAAAACGAACGAAAAGAGGTGAGAAGATGGGAAGACCACGGAACCCGGAACGGGACAAGTCAATGCAACGCTATCTGGACACAGACGGCAAGATTGAAACAGCAGAACTGGCAAAGCTGGCAGGGGTGCCAGAAGTAAGGATAAGAAAATGGAAGTCAGAAGACGGCTGGGACGAAGCCTTGAAAAAGAAGCCTAAAAAAAGGGGTGGACAAAAAGGCAATAAAAATGCTGCGGGGAAAACCCCGGCAAAAAAGGGGAACAAAAATGCCGTCACACACGGAGCCTTTGCACAGGCAGGCTATGAAGACATAGACCCAGCGCAGGCGGCAGCAATACAGAACATGGGCACACCGTCCGCACTGTCTCAAATGATGGAGGAATTGCAGGCATTGTACCTGCGCAAAGCCTATCTGGAAAGCCTATTGAAAGAGTATGAAAGCCCGGAAGCAGGCGGCTTTTACACAGATAAAATAGTACACATGATTGTACCAAAGAGCATGGAAGAAAGACAGCAGGAAGAGGACTGCGGCATGGAACACCAGCAGTGCGCAGACCCAGAGGGCAGCAAGAACGAAACATATAAAACAGCCATGAAGTCTGTTATTAAGTCCAGCCCATTTGAAAGAGCAATGAAAGTGGAAGCCGAACTAAACAAGCTACATGGGCGTATCATCAAGCAACTGGACAGTATAAAGGCGTATGAGTTAGAGGACAGACGCTTGCAGCTTGCAGAAAAGCAATTAGAGTTAAACAAACAGAAGCTAACGGGTGAATTTGACATTGACCCGGACGGAAGCACAGAAAACGACGAAATCACAGACGTTGTGGACGACGTTTGATAGGTTCTTCCGACGGTCTGGAAGCACTGCGGGTACGGCGACGCCCAAAACCTGCCCAGATATAATTTTGAAAATTCCATTTCCGCTTCCGACCCGGTAAAAAATAAAGGGGTAGGGGCTAAAAAAGAAAAAATGTGACCAATTCGGACACAAAAGAAAGGGGGTGCGGTTTTTGAAAGCGTACACTTCAAAGGCGGTTGCCGCTTGGCTGGATATTTCAGAACGCAGAGTGCGCCAGCTGCGTGACGAAAAGGTTATAACGGAAATCAGACCGGGGCTGTACGACTTGAAGACCGTAAACCACCAGTACATAAATTATTTGCGCAAAAACAACCCGGAAAGTGAAAGTGCAATAGATTACAACGCAGAACGTGCAAAGCTGGTCAGAGCAAAAAGAGAAGCACAAGAACTGGAATTGCAGCTGCGCAGAAATGAGGTACACACCACAGAGGACGTGGAACAGGTAATGACAGACACGCTTGTTAGGTTCAAAACAAGGCTTATGGCTATACCTGCAAAGTTAAGCCCCATTTTATCAAAGAAAAAGGACCAGACAGAAATATTTAAGCTGCTGAAAAGCGCCATTGATGAAGTGCTGGAAGAACTTTCAGACTTTCAGACAGTGTTTGGGTATGGTGTAGACAATGAAGAAAAACACAGTTGATATGTTTACACGGATTTTCAAAGTGTTGCAACCACCGCCGGAAATGACACTCTCACAGTGGGCAGATAAGTTCCGCAGACTGTCTGCCGGGTCTTCCGCAGAGCCGGGACGCTGGAAGACGGCAAAGGCGCCGTATCAAAAAGAGATTATGGACGCCATAACAGATATTACAATAAAAAAAGTCGTGATTATGTCAGCAGCGCAGGTGGGAAAGACAGACGCAATGGTGTTGAACCCTATCGGCTATTACGTCCACTACGACCCGTCACCAATCATGGTTATACAGCCAACTATTGACATGGCAGAAAAGTTTTCAAAAGAAAAACTATCCCCCATGCTGCGTGATACACCCGTACTTGCGGACAGGATAAACGAGAAATCGAGAAACAGCGGTAACACAATCATGCAAAAGATATTTCCGGGCGGCTTCATTACCATTGCCGGAGCAAACAGTCCAACAGGACTGCGAAGCCACACCATAAGAATATTACTTGCGGACGAAATAGACGCATACCCAGCCAGCGCCGGAAAAGAGGGCGACCCGCTTTTATTGGCTTCAAAGCGCCAGACTACATTCTGGAACAAAAAGCAGGTGGACATTTCCACGCCGACGGTCAAAGGTGCGTCCAGAATAGAAGTGGAATACGAAAACAGCAGCCGGGGAGAATGGAACACACCTTGCCCATGCTGCGGAGAACTTCAACCGCTGGTCTGGTCAAACGTGATTTTTGACAAAGAAGACCTAACAGAAATCAGATACGCTTGCAGCAAGTGCGGCGTCATATCCAGTGAAGCAGAATGGAAAGAACATTTTGTTGACGGAACCTTTGTGCATGAAGACCCGGAAAACCCGGTGCGTGGGTTCCATTTGAACACGCTTGCTTCAACGCTGACCACATGGCAAGAAGTAGTTGAAAAGTTTATCATTGCCAATGCAGAAATGAAAAAAGGCAATGTGGAACTAATGAAAGTATGGACCAATACGGAAATGGGGCAGACGTGGGAAGAGGACGGAGAAACCATAGAAGACGACGAATTGTTGAAACGCCGTGAAAAGTACAACTGCGAAGTACCGGAAGAAGTGCTGTACTTAACAGCGGGAGTTGATACACAGGACGACAGATTTGAAGTTGAAGTGGTGGGCTGGGGTCCAGAATATGAAAGCTGGGGCGTGAAGTATGCGGCAATATACGGGGACAATTCAGACATTAACAATCAAGTCTGGAATGACCTTGACACATTCTTACAGCAGACATTTGAAAAGCCGGACGGCACAAAAATGAAGCTGTCCTGCGTCTGCATAGATAGTGGAGGACACAGAGCCAATCAAGTATATAAGTTCTGCAAAGCCCGGTTCAGCCGCAGGGTGTTTGCAATTAAAGGTTCAAACGATAGCGCAGCAGCATATATCCAGAAACCGTCAAAAAACAACCGTGAGGGCGCATATCTGTTTACATTGGGCGTTGACACCGGAAAAAGCCTGCTTATGGACAGACTAAAGGTGGAAGACGAGGGACCAGGATTTTGCCATTTTCCGAAAGAAGAGAGCAAAGGATATGACAAAAAGTATTTCAAGGGCTTGACGTCAGAAAAAAAAGTCATGCGTTACAAGATGGGACGCCCGTATTTTGCATGGGAACTGAAAGACAAAGGCGAACACAAGCGAAATGAAGCGCTGGACTGCCGAAACTACGCAACGGCAGCCATTGAAATTGCAAACGTACCATTGAAGAAACAGAAAAAGAAAGAGGAAACACCGCAGACAGTGAAACGAGTTGTCAAGCGGGGCAGAAGAAGAAGTGGAGGTATATTATAAATGGCAGGAATTACACTG